AAGAATAAAAATCATCTACAAACAATAGATGGTTTTAATTTGATAATCTTTTGATTAGAAATATAGCACTAATCTGTTTTAGGGCATTAGGTTCTAAAGGAGAAAATTGTTCTTCAATTTTTGTATCAAATAAACTTCCATTAGGTAATGTGACTTTAAAGTATAAACTATCATTTGGTTTGAATTTCATAGTTTGTGTCATATTACCTTTAAATTTTACAAAATTCGATACTGAATCATTACACTTATCTTCAACCATTAATCTAAACACTGCTTTCCTAGAATTTGGATTATTTGAATAAATCAAATTACTAGATGCACTAGCACTAGATACATTAGACAATGTAACATAAATAAACGGGTAGTGTCTAATATAGTCTCCGTATTCCGCATTTAGTATTTTATTTGGTAATAAAATATGTACAATAGAAATATCATAGCAAACTGTGTTTTGCTGTGATACTAAACTGCCATTGTAAAAAAATGGATTGTAATTATCACGACTAAACGATAAAATTTCCAAATAATGTTCGGCAACTGTTGGTGCTGCTGATAGTTGGGGATATAAATATAGTGTTTGGGTGTTTGTAGCATTATCTTTTTCAATTCTAACTATTTGAACGATTTCGTTAACTGGTGCTGGTATACCATCAACTACTACATTTCCATTTTCATCATAGATATATTTTCCTGTAGGTGGAGGACCCGAATTATCCATAATTCTTATAAAACTGCTAACACTAACAGGTACATTAATGTCAATAGTAACAAAATTGGTAGACTGTCCTAATCCTAGAGCTGATAAGTCTGTAAGATTTGGAGTCTGTTTTCTTATACAATAATTGTGTGTTGCTAACCATGTTCCTGGTAAAGGAGTTTCTACAGATAGTAAGTGTGTGATGCTATCATAATCTGTTATTTTCACATATTGTTGAGGAGATTCATTAAGTGATTCATTGTACAAATAGCAATTGTAATAAGAATTTGCCCCTAGTCTTCCATTAGGGACAAATATTTTTGGACTACTAATCAAAAAATCAGTTGGGTCTGTAATTCTTATAGCTGTATCTGGGTGAAGTGTAAAAATATTATTATTAAGATCTTTAAACAAAGTTATTTGAACATAATGATTGCCAATACCAGCAACAATATCATTACCGAGGTATTTTGAACTCACTATTCTTTGTTGGTCTAAAATAGTTGTTCCTAGTCCTGATGTATCAAATAGTTTTAAAACAGCATTTGTGTAATAGTTTTCTAACTTTTGGGGAATGTCTGTTGTATTATCAAAAATAACAACAAATGTTTTTGGTGTAGAAGTAAATAATACCCGTGTATCTGGTGGTGATGTTGGATTAATTCCAATAGTTCCTTCTATGAATTCAGGATTTGATTCACCAGAAAGAACATTGAAATAGTTTGATGTCCATACATGTATTGGTGTTGCATAAGATATAGGGTCAATTGCTGCAATTGACGATTTAGAACCAGTTTGTGAAATAGGAATTTCAAATTCAGCAGGGTTAGGCCAAATATTTCTGTCTCTATAAGTTGAATTTATTTCAATATACTTATTCATTTATTAATTACAAATTATAATTCTTTAATTAAAGAATTATAATTTTATGTAAATGGATAATAGTATAATTAATAATTGTGTGTTGGGTGTCGTATCAACAACATTATCTCATCCATTTCATGTGTTATACACTATGAGTTTAAATAACAACACAATTAAATTTAAAGATTTAATTAACAAAAACAAACTTAAAATATTTAAAAGAGGATACATACCAAGAACAATCCAATGTATATTAAGCTATATCGCTATTTCAAATATATCTAGTTTTATATCAAAAAAATATCCAAACAATAACTTTATACAATACAACACAACTGGAATATTTGAAAATTTAATGGTTAGACAACCTCTATTAACAATTAGTTCTTCATTTATAAACAACACACAATTAGTAAACAAACAGGTATTATACAAAACTTGTAAACTATTACCAATAGGATGTATTAACAGAGGATGTTATTTGTATTTTTCGCAATACGGCAAAAAACAAGGTGACAAATTGTCAAACAATATAGTGTTTTCAAACTTGTTAGGTGTCGTTTATGGACTACCTTTTATTACTATTTCAGAAAAAAGCACACAACTAATTTTATGTACCAACATTAACACAAGAAATATATTAAAGGAAACTTTCAATACAATTTTGAAATCATATTTTAATATATATCTAATATCTAGAGAGTTAATTTTTTTATATCCTATTTTATATAAATGAATATTTTAAGATATGTTATTACAAAGGAGTCTACATCAAATATAAAATTATCGAGAGAAACATTATATTACTTAATGATGAAAGAATTAATATCTCATATGAAACTGAAAAGGAGTAGGTCTTTTTTGTTGTAGTTTAATAGGGGCATGCTGTCTTAAACCTTGTTTATTGAAGTCTCCGTAAAGACTAGACCAAATAGTAAGTTTTTTGTTGTTTTCTTCTATAGCAGTTGATGTTCTTACATCAGAAACTATAATTTCTATAACTCTAGAGTTATAGTTAGATATAGTACTGTTTGACGATAAATCTTGAGTAGGTATATTATATCTTGTAAATATATCACCTATATGAGGTGTATACATTTCTTCAACCTGACTCATTACATTACAAATTACATTATCAGGAATTATAATTCTTCTAGATTTGGGATCAACACCTTCTAACAAATCACTGATTTTTGTAGAAAGATAATCAATATTTTCTTGGCTGTAGTACTGTTTAATTGCATCAGTCTCTTGTTTATAGTATCCAACATGTCTAATACGGTTTGTATTACATGTTTTATATTTTTTATTGCCACAACTGTTACTAGTAGTATCACAGCCATTTTTTAAACTATAGTCTTCTCGACTAAAATAAATAGCATGTTCCATTTATTAATTAATATTTAATATTTAAAATAACAAAATATTAATTAAATGTTTAACCAAAACGATTTGTATGTGCTACTATATAGCAATTATTCAACTAGTTGTAGTGATTTAATTACACAACTTAAAAAATATCCATTATATTTTTCACATATTAATTTATTGTGTATTGATAACGAACAATTAAGAAAGAAAATTCTTAGTTCTAACCTGATTAAGGTTACATTTGTACCGTGTCTACTTATAGTTAGCAACAATGGTGTTACTAAACAATACGAAAATACACAACTTTTTGAATTTATAACAGAAATTATCGAAAGTAATACACAACAAACCACACAGCAAAAAACAACTAAAAACATAAAACAAAAAAATGATATTGTAGAAGATTCAGATGATGAACCAGAACACAAAAATGAATCAAAATCAAATGATAACTCTACATCTAATGTAATGGAATTACTTGATTTAGATAATATAGATATTGGAGAAAATAAGGTAGTTTCTAATATTAATTCTATAGATTCAAAAACAGGATCAGGCTCAGGGTCAGGCTCAGGGTCAGGCTCAGGGTCAAGTTCAAATGTAAGTAATGTAATGCAATTAGCTCAAGAAATGCAAAAATCAAGAGAACAAGCAATTCCAAATAAAAAAATTTAAAATTAATTTAATTATTTAATAGCTATTAATAATATTAAATAATGAGCGACTTTATGCTGTTTGACCAAGCTTTAAATCAATATTCTAACACGATAATTCAAAAAACTAATAATGAAACTACTTGTCAACATTTAGCAAAAGACAATGAAAACAATATATGCTTAGACTGCGGAGAAGAACTATCAGAAAATATCACATGTGATAAAGAATGGAGATATTACCAAAGTAATAATTCTATTCAACAAAAAAATCCAACAAGAGTACAACAAAGAAAAATACAAGAAAAAAATATTATCAAAGACATACAACACATGGGATTCGATCCAGAAATTATTAAAAAGGCCAATCTACTATATGAAGAAGTAACAAAAGGAAAAATATTTAGAGGAGTAAACAGAAAATCTATCGTGTTTGCCTGTGTCTTTTATGCTTTTCAACAAACAAATAATGAATATATACCACACAATTTAAACGAAATATTTGGAATAACTAACAAAAACGGACTCAGAGGTATGAAAATTGTCAACAACAACTACAACTGTAATATTAACAAAAAAATAACACCAATACACATAATTAATAAAATTATGATAGATTTCGAATGCAACTTTCAACAAAAAAAAGAAGTAGTTTTAATTTATAAGAAAATTAAAAATAAATCATCGAAGTTAAACAGAGCAAGACCTCACTCTATAGCTTCATCAATAGTTTATTATTGGATATGTAAAAATGGCAACAAGATAACACTTAAAGAATATTCAAAAAAAGTTAATTTGTCTGAACTAACTATAATGAAAAACATTAAAGAAATAGATCTGATTCTGAACACTTAGTGTAGTCTTTAGGTTTTCTGTCTTTATTAATGGCAACCCCATTTATAGGGTAAAAGTCTCGTCTTTTTAAATATTTACCGTCTTTGTTTACACAACAGTGAGATACAGTCTGAGAAGTTAAGTTTTGCGACTCGCGAACACTAGTTATTGCTTGTTTTGATATATATCCAGTTTTGTAAAAGTTGTTATATGTATGTGTATTCATATTTATTAATTTAAAATAAATATTTTATTTTAAATCATGATGTTGAAAAACAATTTATATTATTTTATACCACGATTCCGGAAACATATCATCCATTTTTTTAAATCCTATTGAATGTCCGAACCAATTGTCTGGATTTGGATAAGTTATTATTTTATGGATATTTTTGTTTAAATATGCTCCCCACCAACTAAAACTACTGTTTGCTATTATGTTGTGTTTACATAATGTCATTAACAACATCTGTTCATAATCTACAATTTCTGTGTTTATCGGTATAAATGTAATATTTTTAAATTTTTCTTGTAATATATTTATTTGCTGTTTTACCATGTCTACATCTTGTTTTTCATAAAAATATA